AACTTTTACATCAACCTCAAAATGCTCGGCGAGACGGGCTTCCTCGACATCACCGGCACGCGCTACGGGCCGATGGATCTCTACGGCGACCTCATGCAGAAGTCCGACGACAATACCATCGTGCTTTGGAAGCCGGCCTACATCCGGAAGCCACACGCGATGAAGGTCGACGACGACTTATTGACCGTCGACGATGTGATCATGCAGTTCCCGCAGCAAGTCTCCTGGCCATTTTTGAGAAGTGAAAAGATCCTCGACGAAAGCAGCTTCTGGACGCAATATATGAACGTCGCTGAGGGCAATTTCAAGCCGACGTTCCCGATTGACCGGCTCAACGCAGCCAAAGTGAAAGACGAGCACTCGGAACACGAGGGCAAGGTTCACATCTGCTGGCGTTTCGAGTATGCGGAGTGCAAAAACTCTGCCGGCGCCGCCGGCATCGAGCACGAAGGGCGCATGACGATCGTCGACATCGCCCGCGGGATCTACACGCCGACCGCGCTCGCGACCAGGTTCGTCGGCATGGCCAAGCGATGGAACTGTCACAGCGTCGAAGTCGAGGACACACCTGGCGCCGAGAGCATGGTCACCCACATTCGCAACGAAGCGATCGAGCAGGACTGGCGGATCCAGATCACCTGGAGTCCCTACCTGCAGGATGAGACAGCCAGGCAGTTGAAGATCAAAACAGCCGAGCCTCACCTTATGGCCGGCCGGCTGCTTTTTGCCGACGGGATCAGCAATGTGCAGGAGGCGTTCCGGCAGCTCTATCACTTCGGCATGGTCGAGGAGAGCGAAGTCGCCAACGTGATCTCGCGCGTGGCTGGTAAACTGCCCGCGTCGATCGCGAGCGACGAGCTCGCGGATCTCGACGAGGAGCAGCTCACTAACTACATCGAGCGCGACGCCTACGATCGCGTGTACGGCCGCGGCCAGTATGCCGCGATCGAACCGATGCCGAGCTTCGAGCTCGACGATCTCAACCCCAGCCGCCCGCCGGCTGGGCTGGACGACATCATGCCAGGGTTATCGGGATGAGATATATCATTCGCAAGTTCGTCGAGGCTCAGACGGTAAGTGAGGCGATCGCAGCCGACGCCAAGACGCCCGTGCACGACTGCTATTTGAAAGAGGGCGAAGAACCGAAGGAATCGAAATCTCGAATCGAAGCCATTGGCTTCCTGATCCCAAGTTGCGGAGAGGAAAAAGAACCATGACAGTGCTGAAAGACCAGGTAGTCGGCAGCCAGCGCATCGAAAAAACCGATGTCGAAGTGATGGGGCCGAAGCTCGATCCCAAATACACCGACGACGGCGCCGTGCAGCTCACGATTCAAGACGCCAGGCGCGCGCAAACTTTCCTGGACCAGAAGCAGTGGAACCTCTACTGGCGCGAGAGCGATGTGCTCTACCAGGCACCGCGCACAAACTCGACCTTCGACGGCTCGACCGTGGCGCGCGCGAATATCTCGCGGTTCACCGTAGCCAAGCACGTCAACAGCCTGGTACCGGCGATGAAGTCGGGGATCTTCTACGAAATGCCGCCCTTCGTCATTCGTCCCAGGCCTGCGACCAGCCAGACGACCGCGCGCGCGAAAACCGCGCTCTATGGCGCACTCATGGACGATTGCGGATTCGAAAATCTGGCGGAGGACGCGCTCGAATCGATGACGTGCTTCGGCACTGTGATCGTCAAGCCTGGCTGGCGCCGGGACGTGAAGAAAAAGAAAATTCGCCGGCCGCGCGCCGCGCCGATCCGCAAGACGCTGCCCTTCGGCGGCGAACTTGTCGTGCACACCCGCGAGAGCGATGAGATCGTCAAAACCGACGCCGAGGTTGTCGAGGAGGGCATGACGTTCGAGCCCCGCGAGCTGGGGAGCGTGCTGATCGATCCGACCTGGAAGGGAAAGAACGAGCTGCACAAAACGGCGAAATATGTGATCTACGTCGACTACCCGACCTTCAAGGATCTCGACGGGCTGCGCGAACAGCAGGTCTTCGATGAAGATGGCAAACAGATCGGCGGCTTCGACATTCCGCCCGCAGAGGATCTGAAAGATTACTTTTTTTCACACGAGCAAAATGCGGCCACGCCGAGCCAGGTGCAGCAGAACCAGGGCGGCCAGAATTGGGCAATCCATCACGCACAGTCGCCAGACGAGCCTGCGAGCGACGATCCGCTCCTGCGCACGATTCAGATGCTTGAGCGTTGGGATCCAACTTACGTTTACACCGTGCTACGGCCCGACGGCGGCGATCGCGGCGTCCTCATTCGCAAGGAAGAGCACGGGCTGCCCTTCATTCCCGCCTTCGCCGCAAACTTTTGGAACATTCCGAACGCCGGCTACGGCATCGGAGTCGGCCGCCTGGCCGGCAGCGATCAGCGCATCGAGAAGGGACTGGTCGACGCCCTGCTCGACATGCTGAGCTACGCCGTAAACCAGACCTACGTGCGCGACCGCGGCGCCAACGTGCCGACTCAACAGATCCGCATGCGCCTCGGCGGCATCGTCGACGTAGACACGAAGCCAGGGCAAAAGGTTTCAGACGTGTTCGGCATCATCGAGCCGCCGAAGCCGCCGGCTGAGATCTTCCCGATCCTCCAGAACGCGGCTCAGGACGCGGAGACGACGACGGGCGCGGATCAGGCCTTCAACCAGGGCAGCCTGCCAGGCAAGGGGAGTTCAGCCGCGCGTACCGCTACCGGCGCCGGCGGCATCATCGCGGCCAACGCGGCGAAGATCCAGGGACCGGTCGGCCACTTTGTGCAGGGAGTACTCCTGCCCTTCATCGAGCTCATGGATCACTTCGTCAAGGACCGCATGAGCCCGAGCCGGATCCGCGAGACGCTGAGCAACGACCTGGCTTCGGCGTTCGACCTCGACGCGCAGAACTTCTACGAGTCCGAAGATCGCTTCGAGTGTCTAGCTGGCGCGCACCTGGCCGCGAAAAAAGCCATGGCGCAGGCGCTGCCGCTCATGGTGCAGATCTTCGAGAATCAGCCACTGATTCAGCAGCTGAACGCGCTCGGCTGGATGGTCGACGTGAAGCAGCTGCTCGAGATGTTCATGGAAGTGAGCGAATGGAAAAACGCTCGCGAGCTGATCCGGCCCATGACCAAACAGGAGCAACAGAAGTACCAGCAAAACAATCCAGGCGTGCAGCGCGTGCAGGGGCAGATCGCGGCGATCGGCGCGCGGCACCAGGCGAAGGCCGCGGAGATCGATCAGCAGAACGAAGCCGACCTGGCAAAAAGCCTGATCGGGAACGCCAGCGACGAGGCCGCGTTGTTCGACGAGCGCCGCTGGGACCGCATGGCAGACAACCAAAGCGAATTCGCGCCACAAGGAGCGTAAAGCATGGAACCGGAAAGCCAGATCCTTTGGCGCGCCATCGTTCCTCGCACCCGGCGAGCTCGGTTTGCTGTCTGGATGCGGCGAACGGGCGTCGAGTACCTGGCGCTCGGCTGCGCCTTTCTTTTCACAATCGCCGTTTTAGCCTGCGCTGGCGCACTGCTGGCCCGTGCCTTACTTAACCACTAGAAGCGCCTACCGGCGCGGAGTGTGAAATGAAAACTGTTCACGAAGTTGCAAACTGGATCGACGGCGCCACTGAGGAGTTCGGCGATCCGTCCGACGTAATCTGCCAGGTGTTCGCACGCTGGGTCGAGCCACTGGAAAGCTATCGCGGCGACGACGTAGCCGCCGGCGTCATCAACGGCCAGGTGTGCCTGAGACTCGGGCCCGCGGCCATCCTTCCGCTCCCGATCGGAGAACGCGGCCACGAAGGGATCGACGGCGAAGGGCTCTGCCACTACAGCATGGAGAAGATTTCGACCGGGGTCTACTCGCTCTATCCATCGCTCAACATCCCCGGCGTGATCCACGCGTTTCTCACTTTGTACGACGTGCCCGCGCGCGTCCCGTGGGAGAACCGCATCGTTCTCGTCGCGGGCTTCAACGACCGCAGCGCCATCGCCGTTATGGGAGGATGCCAGTGAAAGACGAAAGCTACAAAGAGAAAGCCATCGTGCTGTTCACGGCAGGCAAAAGCGTGAACGCAGTTTCGAAGGAACTCGGCATCACCTGGAAGAAGGCAGCCACGGTGAAGAAGCACATGAACGGCACCGCTGCCAGCGACGACCAGCCGGAAGCAGAAACCGGGGGGCACGATCCGCAGGATTGGGACATGTCGATGACCGTTCCGATGGACAAGCTCGACGATCTTTTGAACCGCGCAGAGGCTCAGGAGATTGCCCAGGCGGTACGCAAGTGCGACGGACAAACGCAGGCGAACGTGTTCCAGGCGCTGATGCAGAGGCGACTCGATCAGCTTCTTTGCTGAGCGGAGGCCGAACGATGAATCACAGATACGGACTCGACAAAGATCGCCAGCGTGGGATCGAACTGCGCATCGCGAGCGGCCGCCTGGTTCCGACGCGAGAGATCGCGCTCGACCTGGTGCGCCGCTATCCTGGCATTAAAGGGATCTGCAGGATCTGCGGCTGCACAGAGTTCAACGCGTGCCATGAAGCCCAAGGTCGCTACGAGTGTAAGACCTGCGGCTGGGCTGACCAGACGCAAACGCTCTGCAACGCGGCTAGCTGCATCGAAGCCGCGAAATCCACAACCAAAACCGGACAGCCGGAAGGCTACAATCCAACACCAGCAACCAAAGCGCCGCCGGCGCTCAACCTAAA